GGCCAGGTGATCTGGATCACGCATTAGGATACAGTGACAGAATCTATTTCCATCCAAGTAGTGTTTGTACACTGGGAGATTGATACCAAGGTCGTCATACTCGTGATACACCTCAGATACAGCGTCAGGGAGAGTAAAGGTATACAGCCCCTTTTCAAGCGGGCCGAAGTACCTCTCCCTGGGATGAATCTTGGTGAAACCTGTGAGCCAAGTGTCATGGTTCCACATGGTCAGGCCACCTTCAGAAGGCGCCCGTGCACAAGTTACAACCCCTTCTTTCTGCAATACCGCTGACACATTGGAGAACAACACAGCAACAGAGTTTGCCCTGGTATTTTGCCAGACAACTGGAGCTGAATTGTACTCTGTCGCCACTGTAATGGGCAACATGGCCCGTAGTGGATTTTGTGCCAACGGTGTGGTGAGTGGTGCTGAATTGCCATGGTTCGAGGTTGAAGTGCCGTAGCGAATGATGGTTCCATACGTTGGATTGTTCGTCACAGTTAATTGTAACGACTCAACGCAGAAACCGATCGTCCCATAAGGCAACTCGAAGACCAGGCCAATCTGGAAGATGGCCTCGTTTACAGCACAAGCCCCACTAGCAGTGAAGGATTGTTGGTCTAGGTTGCTGTCAAGGTAATATCCATCCACATCCAAGGCTGAGGCGCCCGGATTGGAGTTGAAGTTTACTTGAACAGCGCCGTTAGGTGCGAGACAAGGCACAAATTCCCGTCCACCATACACATACAGAGGCATCCCAGGAACGGGAGGCGTCTCTGACAGGGTGTTGACGGTCATGCGAGCATCAGGTGCCATGACAACTGTGTGACGGCTTTCAAAGACCATCCCTTCAATTCTCATGCCTCGATACGCTGAAATCGCTTGTGTCTTTTCAATCGCTCTCCAGAGTGGAAACACTGGGCCCCGAACTACAGCAATCCTTGTGCCAGGATCGCGTGGGCTCAAGACCTCGTCAGTGACTAGCGTGAAGGTGTCGGTGAAGCTGAGAACGGAGGTGCGCTCCAAAGCCGGAAACGAGGGAATGCGCATCGGACGATGCTCCCTCGGAACCGCAATGGTTTGAACCAATTCGCTCTGGCCCCCGGTAGCCTGTTTAATGGCGGAAAGTGGCATTGTTGTTTGCTGCAGTGGCTAGCTTAACACACAGAACCCACTCACTCTCATCCGGGATTAGAGGTCATCAACCTCCAAGGCGGCGTCAGTCGTGTGCAGCCTCACCAACGCAGGCAAGCGCTCAATTGACTGAATCGTCCCTATGTCCCGGGCAATCATTCCAGGCGTCAGGCCCTTGTTCCGGTACCGATGACTTAACCCCCTCAGGGTACTCTCGTCATAGTGTGGCAAACCGTCT